GTCTTCGGTCTTGGCATCGATGACCACGCGCTCTATGCGCTGGAACGTAATCGGCTGACCGTCTGCGCCAGTGTGCTCCAGTCGGTCCGTCTCGCGCCAGCCCATTCGGGTCTTGGTCCAAAACATCGCGGCCCTTGAGCATTCGCCATGCGTCGCGCCGTCTCGTAGCGCGTTCCCGCTCGCCATGTGGTACAGGAACTGCCCGACCTGGGCGTTCGCATTTATAGCCGAAAACTTAAGCTCGTCAGGATAATGCTTGCGCAGCGTTGGGTGACTGCACCCAACAAACTTGGCGATGTGCTCTTGATCCGTCCCGAATGCCGCCAATGCCCTGACCTGGGCTCGCGTTTCTTCGGTCGGCTTGTGTGTCCGATTTGCCATAACCCTAATCTCCGGTTGTGCGTCCGGGTTCGCGTTGAAGTTCATAACATCATAAACGCCAACATCAGTCAAACACAGATTGAAAAAACAATAAACAAACAAACAACTAATCATCGCTCTATAAACTCCATGAGCAAAGCATATAAACTCGGTCGATTAACACGCATCAATTCAATATCCCGAGCAAACGCCATTCGGCGCTCTTTGGGATTATAAGTAAACCAGTAGTTCGCCTTATTATCGACCCTCTGACCCGCCACGATCTTATAAGTGCTCCATCCTAAATGATTGGTCTTGCGAAAAACAAACCAATTAACACCGTCTGCAAATAGCGCGGCCACTGCCGACCACTCCGAGCCTTGATCAACATACACCATCCCTGAATCAATCCTGCATCCGTCTGGTGCTTTCCCCAATGCTGTCCGCATACTGCCCTCCGTCCAATAGCCCTATGTCACCACAAAAAGCCTATAGCGTGCAAGGTTTGGCTGTGTGATATCTCGTCTGCCCTGTCTGTACCTTGCCAGGCCCGTCTGTACCCTGCCTGTGTCCTCGCAGCGTGGGGGCGGGGAAAGGGGGAACCCCTTCCCTAAAAGGGGGTTCCCACCGTTTCCCCCCTTCCCCCACTTTTCGCCCCATCGGGGAAAGGGGGAATTCCCCGGGTTTTCCCCGCTTTCCCCCTCCTTTTTTGTACAGTATCGCTGCCCATATCACATGCTCACCAGCATTGCCGAAGCGTGCCCTGCATCGACCACAATCCACCCGCTGCCCTGGTGATCTGCGATGATTCCGGCATCAATAAGCGTCCCGATCATGCGCTTTTTTCCTGCTTTCATGTAGTCCTTTGCGGTACTCTCTGTGTAGCCCTTATTATTAATCAGCCACTCCTTTAAGCCTTGGCGTGATATATAAGGCGAGTCGTTGAGTAGCGTGCAGTTATTATAGTGCCATGCTCTCTTAATATCCTTAATATACTCCGATGTTTTAACGTCCTCCTTTTTAGCTGGCGCCGAGCATAGTTCAACAACTGCGCTGTTTACTTGCTCTCCGTCCTCATCAATCCAGCCGTTAATATCGACCTGCTTTAACTCGCAATAGAGTTGTGAGGCAAGTTCGGCATCCTTAGACTTTCTCTGCACGATCTCCATCGGCGCTTCATCCTTGGCGGGTATCACGCTGATCTCGATATCGAGTGCCCCGCGCCAGGCTGATGATCCTCGCGCCCTGTGCTGCGCCTCGTCACTGACCCCGGTATGGTGGACTAGCACCACCGCACAGCCGAACTCACGCATGAGGCCCCCGCAGGCATCTAGCATGGTCTTGGCGTCCTGGGCGCTGTTCTCATCCCCGGCAAAGTGTCGGTGCAAGGTATCCACGCTGATGATCGACGGCTCAACCTTGAGCGCCCGGATATGGTCTGCTGCCTTGGTGTAGCCTTCTGGCGTGTTGAGGTCCACCCCCTCCGGTGATAGCCACATATCCAGATGCTTCACTCTGCGCTCTTGCATCCAGGCTGCTATCCTCCCGCGCATCCCTAAATGACCTTCTCCGACCAGTGCCACCACTGGCCCCGGTTTGATGATGTTGCCTGCCCACTCCTTGAGGCCACCCGCCACCGAGCACAGCATGTCGATCAGGACAAACGTTTTTCCGCCCCCGCTTGGACCGTGGAGCATTACTAGGGCGTCCTGCTGTATCCATCTCTTTATGACCCACCGAATGGGCGCCGGTTGCTTGGTGTAATCGTCGGCATGAATAAACCAGCCCGAGGGAGGGTCGAGCAAGTCTGCCAGGTCTCCGCCTGCCTGGTGATAGTCGTTGGCATCCCCGACTGGCGGAATGATGACTCGCGCCCCGATCTCCTGGGCCGCTTCTCTGGCGTATCGCTCGCCTGTCTGGCTGTCGTCCTGATCCGCTACGATGACGATCTCTTGCTGCTGTCCATAGCGGCCCCGCATGATCCGCGCCACCTGTGGGATGTTGCCAGCACTGTAAGCAATGGCGACCGGGCGCCCTGTCACTTGGTGGATGGTGGCGGCTGTGGCGATACCTTCCGCGATGTAAAGTGTTCCTGGCTCGTCTAGATTGCCGACCCACCAATAGCCGCCGCGGACTTGTGCGCCTGGATGGAAGCGTTTATCCCCGGTAGCGTCAATGTACTGAAGGCTGATTAGCGTCCTGTCTGCGTCATAGATTGGCGAGCATAGCCGCCCGTCGCCGGTGACTCTTAGCCCGTTGGGGCTGATCCCCTTGCGCACAAGATAGGGATGCTCTGGACTGGCGCCTACGAGGTCTGACCAGATAGCAAGCACTGACTCTTGCGCGACTGCGCCTTGCTTGGCCTTGGCCGCATCCCTGGCCGCTTTGGCCTCCTGCATCCTCCTGGCGTGCTGCATCTGCTCTACGGCTGTAATATCCCGCCCTAGGTCTGCTCTCCATGTGTGCTCAATGCCGCGCCGCCAACACCCGAACCGCCCGGCTGGCACGTTGTCGCTGTAGGCTACATACCATCCTGTCTTGTCCTTGCGATGGTCGGTGTTAAAGCGATGTATCACCCCGTCTAGATCGATGCTGTCCGGTGGCTCAAGCCCTGCATCCTGGATCGCTTGGCGTAGCTGCCACTCTGGCGGGTCTGGCTCTCTCCTGGTTGGCGGGATGAATGCCCCGCCGAATATGTGCGTGATATCAACCATGATCTGTCCCTGTCGTGTCTGTCAGATAGTCCGATATCCTCTTGATCGTCTCATAGCTTGGCCGCTCTGCCTCGCCGGCGCTGATCCTCCAGACTGTTTGATAATGCAAGCCTGTACGCTCTGCGACGACCGATAGCCGCCTGTCTGCTAACTGCTGTCTGATCTGCTCTAGTGTCATCATGTTGTGCCCTCCTTTTACTGACTGACTGCCCAACTATAGACCAGACGTGCTAAAAAAATATAGCAGACTGCTTGAAAGTTTTGCGCGTGGCGCTATAGTTAGACCTGAGCCGACCGGATAGACCGACCGGCAATACTGAGGAAAAGACGATGGCAATACAGTTAAAACGCTCTGCCGCCCTGGCGGCACAAGGCGTCAAGGTCCTGGTCTACGGCCAGGCTGGCGCCGGAAAGACTTCGCTCATTCCGACCCTTCCTGCTCCTGTGGTCCTCTCTGCCGAGGCTGGACTGCTTTCAATCGCTGGCGCTGACGTGCCATACATCGAAGTGACCAGCATGAACATGCTTAAAGAGGCGTATGCGTGGCTGAAGGATAGCGCCGAGGCGAGGGAGTTCCAGTCAGTTGCGCTCGACTCGATATCGGAGATTGCCGAGGTAGTCTTGGCGCACGAAAAGAAGGCCACCAAGGACCCGCGCCAGGCATATGGCGCAATGCAGGAACAGATGGCGGATATCATTCGCGCCTTCCGTGATCTTCCTGGGCGACACGTCTACATGAGCGCCAAGCTGGAGAAGTCACAAGACGAAATGGGACGGATGCTCTACGCGCCAAGCATGCCTGGCAACAAGACCGGGCAAGCCCTCCCGTATTTTTTCGATGAAGTCTTAGCACTGCGTGTCGAGAAAGACCCTGACGGCAACACCCAACGCGCCATGATGTGTGATTCCGATGGGCTGTGGGTTGCCAAGGACCGAAGCGGCAGACTTGAAGCATGGGAAGCGCCAGACCTGGG